GGCACAGAGAAAACAGAACATTTCACAATGCTACTGTTGAGGTTGGAGGTAGCTCGATACTTAGGACGTGGCAGATTCACTTGACCGCCAACTGACAATTGCTTACCGTTTTGCTTCTGCTTTCGTTTGGTCATTGCGTTGTTCAAAATAACGCGTAAATGGAGTGATGTCTGCAATATCACTCATGGGCTCCGGTTGCAACCAACAAACCCCGGGTATGCTCTCCTCCAACGCAACTTGATCATCTGGGAGAATACCAAATGCAAGGTAAAAAGAATAGCGTGAGTCCTGAGTGATCTCACCACCAACAATACCCCGTGAAAGGAATCCCATACCAGTTTCACAAATTGAGTCGACGGCATACTCGGCTGTCTGTGGGGCCCATAGTGTTTGGTACCATCTCTCCCAAACAGGCACTCCTTTGGTTAGTGTTATACCGCACTCAGCTGCATTGCGCCATCGCTGGAACTCAACCTCATTTGACCACGACAACAACGAGACGCAGTCCTTACTGATAGCAGTGTAAGGGTTGCGAACCATTCTCCAACCAGTGCTAGTGAGTACTGGACGAGTTTGGCAGAACTCGATACGCTCAAACTCATACACAACGGGTTCACGAGTCAATCGAAACCCAAAGTGTGTGAAGCAATCATCAATGCCATCCATTAATTGCAAGTCCCTATGCTCAAGAATGACAGTGCAATCGTCCCCATTATTATGGAGACGAGCATGGATGTGATTGCTTTCGAGGTACCAGAGTACTATCGTTGCCATAATGATACAATTGCCAAGAGCTGTGTTCATATCACCCGACATGCGTGAACCATTAACTGAGTACTTAACATGACCATCGCGAGCGCGACCAATTCCCTTAGTGTGCAGTTGCCAATTCAGCAGCGTGGCCAACTCTTTAGACTGGAACTTAAGGTTGTAAAACCTGTGCTCGAACCTCAATGCATCCTGACTGACATGCTGGTCAAATCGTGATGCATCAAGTCCAATAGCGACGGGCTTGACAAACTGGCTCCAAGAGTCATGGAAAACCACTGCCTGTTGAGAAGCATTTAAACCTTTGAGGATAACAGGGTACCCCGCATAGGCAGCAAAACCTTCATAAGCATTGTGTTCAAAAGGTTTAAGGTAGCGGCCAATCTCCACGTTGTAACGTGGGTGACGCGGCTGAATAATTCGAGGGGCGGGGTCAGGTTTGTCCGAAAAATTAATTTTTTCGGCCTTCACAAATGCTGATACCATTGCATCACGCTGTTGTATAGGGTCCGCACGAAGACTCTCAACAGCACGTTCGTAAATGAGACGCCTGCGACCCCGGTACAGGAGAGGAAAACTCTCTCGATTAACCGGGGTGGTCGAACGCGTCTTAGATAAGATACGATTTTGAATGTGGTGTAATTGGGTGAAAGCACCTGGGTTGGGCTGACACACTGGTTCTAGCAAACCAGTCTTTGTGGGCGTATAAAGAATACGCTCACAAATTCCACGCTCGAGGTTAACCAATGAATCGTTGTGAACACCATACCTCACTCCAGACCCAAAGTGATTAAGGATGCGCACAACGCGCTGTGGGGATCCCTTATCCTTGTATTTCTTAGTGGTCATCCCCTTGACACCGCGTCGGTACACAGCAGTATCAACACCACTAACAAGGACAGGGCACCCCTAATGGTCGCGCCCGGTCAAACCAAGACGCTTACGCTGCTGTACCACAGCGCGAGCGTACTTGGTTGCGAGGGCCTGACTCGGTGTGCCAACGAAATAGAGCTCAACACAAATGGGCAATTGGCTGCAGATGTGACTGGGTCGCATACCATGCTCAACCATGCAAGATCGCATAAAACGTTCAATGATACGATGGTTAGCAGGACTATTAGAGAGAAACCCAAACTCAACAACAGCAAGTTGAGTAAGTTTGACAGCAATCCGAGATGGAGAGCGACACATTTTGATATCATCATCATCGTTTTCAACACCTGCAGCGTGTTCACTAATGTGACGATCGATGAGATCATACCGTGGCCAAGTCGTGAGGACAGCGAGAAACACGACAAGAATACCGATTACAATTAGCAAGAACTCTGGCTGCAACAGAGTGGAAGAATGATATTGTTCCATAGCTAACTGGTG